TTGAGAAGTCTGTGCCGATTGGGGACTTGTCTAAAAACGTGCGTAGCGACCTGATGAGCATCATTGCCGGTGAAACGCTGGCAAACATCAAGTCGGTTTATTCTGAAACCGAGGCTTTTTATCTGCTGGTGTTGCCGTTTTCAAAAGATGTATTTTGTTTTGACACTCGCGGCAATTTGCAAGATGGCTCTCTCAGGGTTACGACATGGGATTCAATAGAACCATCGGCGCTGTTGTCGCGGCGCAATGGTGATCTGTTTCTCGGCAAGACTGGGTATGTCGCAAAATATACTGGCGCACAAGACGACACATCGGCATATCGATTGCAGTATTACACCAACCATGCTGACCTTGGCAATGCCAACGTTACTTCAATCCTGAAGCGGCTGAAGGTGGTGGTGATTGGCGGCACGAATCAATTTGTAACGATGAAATGGGCGTTTGACTTTACAACAAATTATCTGTCGGCCAATGCTCAAATACCGACGCAGAAAGTTAGCCAATACAACATTGCGGAATACGGCGCGAATGCTACCGTAATAGCTGAATACGCCAATGGTGTGGCTTTGCAGACTTTAAGCGTGTCTGCCAGCGGAAGCGGTAAAATCGTGCAAACGGGTTATGAGGCCAACATAAACGGATCTGCGCTATCTATTCAGCGCATTGAAATCCAATCTAAAGATGGGAAAACAGTATGAGCAATTATGTACAGAGCACCAACTTTGCCACCAAAGATGCGCTGACCTCTGGCGACCCGCTGAAGATTGTTAAGGGCACAGAGATCAACACGGAGTTTGTCAATATCGCGGTGGCGATAGCGACTAAGGCTGACTCGGCATCGCCTACGTTTACGGGAACAACCACAATTACTAACGTAAACATTACCGGTGGTTCGATTACAGGCATTACTGATTTAGCTGTTGTTGATGGCGGAACTGGAGCTTCAACTGCGGCAAATGCTAGAACTAATCTTTCTGCCGCTGCGTCTGGTGCAAATTCAGACATTACATCTTTGTCGGCAATTACCACGCCACTTTCTGTAGCTCAAGGCGGAACTGGCTCTGCGACACTAACTGCAAATAATGTGATTCTTGGAAACGGCACATCGGCTGTTCAAGTCGTAGCTCCAAGCACTTCTAAAAATGTTTTAACTTCTAACGGCACAAGTTGGAGTTCATCTGCGCCTGGTCAACTTCAATATAATCTTTATACCTCTGGCACAACGACTTTTACTGCTCCAGCGGGAGTGACCAGCATAAAAGTGATTTGCATTGGCGGTGGTGGCGGTGGTGGCAGCTATGATGCTGGTGGCCCTGCTAACGGCGGCAATGGCGGTAACGGCGGAATTGCTATCGGCATTTACACAGTAGTCCCCGGCACTGGTTATGTAGCAACTGTCGGCGCTGGCGGAGCAGGCACAAATACTGCATCAACAAACGGCAGTGCTGGCGGAACTAGTTCTTTAGGCTCGTTGCTGTCCGCAACTGGCGGTGGTGGTGGAGTTTCTGGGGACAGCACCGGCAATGATGGTGCGGCTGGCGCTGGCACAAACGGGGTTACTGCCAACAGTTCTGTGGGTTTTGGACAAACTGGCGCTGGCGGTGACTTTGTTGGAGCAACTTCTCGCGGAAACGCGGCATCTGCTACGGCGGCTGTAACATGGACTGCGGCTTTGAACCGCGTTCCCGGCGCAACTGGTGCTGGTGGAACTACTTCATCAAATGCTTCGGGCGGCACCGGCGGCGCGGTTTACATCGAATATATTGGATAACGCGTGATTACTCACCACTTTAGCGATGGTCTGTATGCCAAAGAGTCCGCATTTGCGGCAGGCACAGCCATCCTGAAACACACGCATGACTTCAGCCACTTGTCTATTCTGGCTCGAGGCAAGGTGGCGGTGATGAAGGGTGAAGATATTGAGATAGTTGAAGCACCAGCCTGCATTGAGATCAAGGCTGGAATGACGCATGGCGTTAAAGCTATTACGGATTGCGTTTGGTTTTGTATTCACGCTACTGACGAGACAGACCCGTCTAAAGTAGATCAAATTTTGATTGGAGTTTAATATGCCTTGGATTGCAGCGGGTGCTTCAATAGCCGGTGGTTTGCTAGGTGGACGTTCCGCAAGAAGTGCCGCAAATACACAAGCCGCCGCACAAATAGAAGCCGCACGAATTGCCGCTGAAGAAGCCCGGTTCCGTCCGGTAGGAGTCACCACGCGCTTCGGCTCATCGCAGTTCCAGACCGGCCCTGATGGTCGCGTATCGGGTGCAGGCTACACGCTAGACCCTGCATTCCGCGCCTATCAAGACCGTTTCATGGGCTTGGCTGGTGGCGGGTTAACGCAAGCTGAGCTGGCTCAAAAGCAGTTTGCTCCTCTGGGACTGGCTGGTCAGGGTTTGTTTGACCTTGGTAATAAATATCTGGCTACGTCTCCAGAAGCAGCTGCGGCGAAATACATGGCCGATCAGCAAAATCTGTTGGCACCGACCCGTGAACGTCAGCTTGCTGGACTGCGAAACAATTTATTCCAAACTGGCCGGGGTGGATTGTCTGTAGGAGCCACAGGGCTTCGTCCAGGCGGCGGTCTTGGCCTTGGCGCATCTAATCCAGAGATGGAGGCATATTACAACGCGCTGGCTCAACAGGACGCTGCATTGGCGGCTCAATCTATGGAGGCCGGTCAGCGTCAAACGGCGTTTGGTGCCGGTCTGTTTGGCACTGGTGGAAACCTGATGACACAAGGATATCAAGGTCAAACTGCCGCGCTTGGCCCTTACGAGGCTTATCTGGCGCAGATGCGACAAATTGAGGCTTTAGGCCAAGACCCATTGAACATCGGCATCAACATCGGTGCGAAAGGGCAAAGTACAGCCGGCGCACAGGCTTTGTATGGTGGAGGCATGGGGGCTGCTCAAACAATGGGCGGGGCAAATGCTTATAATCCGTTTGCCACAGCATTGATTCAGGGTAGTCAGAATAAGCAGCTTACCTCTGGTATTAGCAATCTGTTTAGTGGACGCGGAGGAATGGATGTGCCTTACATTCCAACCTTTGATGAGTATGGCAATCCTAATTTTTAATTTTGGAAAATAATCATGGCTGAAATTGTCCAATCCCTGTTCGGCGTATCGCCGGAGATGTATCAGCAGCAGCAGGAAGATAGAGCATCTGCTCAGGCTTTGCAGTTTGCCCGGCTTACCCCAATGCAGCAGGCTAACTACGCCATTGGCCGCGGTGCCTATGGCTTGGCCGGGGCGCTTGGTGGGGCGTTGGGTGGGCAAGACCCTGAGTTGCAGCGTGTTGCAATGCGGCAGCAGATTGCCAGCCAACTTAACCCAAACGATCCAGCCTCTATTCAGCAGGCAATTACTGCGCTGATGCAGGCAGGCGACACTCAAGGCGGGATGATGCTGCAAGGCGAGTATCGTAAGCTGCAAGAAAGCGGCGCTTTGGTGGCGCAGAGAGGCGCGGCTGCGGCTAGGGATGTGGCGGCTGCTGGTCGTGAAAGATTGCCTGCTACGACTCCAGACATTACAAATGCACGCGCACTGGCGCTTTTAAACAGAACTTCAGAAGAATTAAAGGCTTTGCCGCCATCTCCTGATCGTGATGCTGCTTTGAGAGATGTTGAAAATGAATTATCTAATTTAACTAACCTGACTGCAAAAACGCCGCAGAGAGGCCCGTCTTTTGGCGTTGATGCACAGCGTTTTTCGTTTGAACTGTATAACAAACCATTTGAAAATTTAACGCCTACTGAACGCGCTGTAGTAAACAGCCGCGTTGACCAATCAAAGCCTAGAACTACTATTACAAACGTTATGCCTGGTGATAAAGCGTTGATAGACATTCCAAACTTTAGAGCAAAAGTTCAGGATACTATTGCGCCGCAATCAAAGACCGTTTTTGCTGCCGACAATGCGCTTACCAACATTAACGATTCAATTAAAACAGGCAACTTTGCATCTTACAGGGCCGCACAAGTGCAGTTTGCTAGAGCAATTGCAGGTTCAGGAGATTTGAGCCAAAAAGAATTGAAGGCTGCTGGTGCAGACCCTTCTCTTTTAGGCGGCAGTGCGGATTACATTTCTCAATTGTTTACTTCAACTCCGACGCTAGACACGCAAAACAAGATCAAGCTAACTCTTGAAGCAATTAAAAAAGTATCTTCAGACAAAGCCAATGCTGAAATTTCTAGGCAAAAAAGAATTGGTTTGAGAAATAAAAATTATGATCCTTCCGCAATCAATGAGGCTCTAGATTTTCCTGAGTTTAAAGCTGCGCCGCCTCCCGTTCAATATGCGACTAATCCTAATACAAATGAACGTATTATGTCGATTGACGGTGGAAAAACCTTTACGCCAGTGAGGTAACAAAATGGCATTACCAGAAGGATTTGTTTTAGACCAAGAGCCTACTATTCCTCCTGGTTTTGTTTTGGATACGCAACCCGTATCTTCCGATCCAAGCACAGCATCAATTATGGCTGAGGCGGCTCGTAAAGGTTTGGCCGGCACAGTTGGGGCTATTGCTGGCGCGGTAAATGTTATTAACAGAGACTTTAGCTTGCCCGGCGAAAGTGTAGCTGAATCTTACCGAGGCATGAGTGAGCCGGTGCGTCGGATAATGATGAGAGCATTGGGTAGCACTGGCGCGACTCCTAAGACTGGCGGCGAAAAAATACTGGCTGCTGGGGCTGAAGCTGCTGCCTCTCCAGAATCATATTTATTTCCGGCTGTAACTGCAATTAAGAGACTTGGCCTATTGGGTCAAGCCATTATGCGACCTACGGAACAAATAATCGTTGGTAGTGGCGCTGAAGGTGGAGGTCAGGCAGGCGGTGCATTTGGCCAAAAAATCGGCGGCGAAACCGGACAAACGATTGGTCAAATAACTGGTAGTTTTTTGGGCGGCGGTTTTGCAGGTTACGGCACTGGCGGCGCATTGAAGGGAGCTTCAGTAGCAAACAAGGGCATTGATATTGCCAAAAATCAGTGGGATAAAGTGCGTGGAACAGTTCCAGAAGATGAACTGCTTAAAGATGTGGATAACCGAATCAGCAACATTTTTATAGCAGCAGGTGCCGCAGACCCTAATTTTATGAAAACGGTGACTGACGCTGTTAAAGCTCAGGAAGGCGTGTCTCTTAGAGCGCCAGGCGGCGCTACTGTGAAGATGCCTATATCTGCTTTGTTGGCAGACAATCCAGTTATAAACAACTTTATCCAAAATCTTTCGTCGCGTGACCCTGTTTTCCGCGCTCAATATGGCGCTCAATTTGAGGATGCAAAATCCGCGCTTCTGAAAAACCAAATTCGTTTGTTTGGAGACCCTACTAAGGTTGTTGTTACTGCGGCTGGCCCTGATTTAGTAAAGGCGCAGGCTCGTAGAGTTCTTTCTTTGGATGAGCAGATTTCTAACGCTTACAAAGACCAATCAATCGACCCAAATGTATTTGGACAGCGCGTGGCAAATCTGGTCGAGAAAAAAGAAAAAGCCGCTTTTGCAGAGGTTAAGCCTCTATATACCGAGGCATTCGACATTGCCAAGGCTAAAAATGTGGAGTTGCCAGCCGGGTCAGTGGACGATATATACAATTTTGTGGCTGGTGAGCGTGCGTCTGACGTATTTAAAACATTTCCGTCTATCTACAACCGGGTGCAATCACGGTTTAAACCCAAGATTACGGAGCCAAGCGCAATCTTGACCGCAGAGGGCGCTCCAATGACTGCTGGCGGCAAGGAATTTAGCGCCGCCACAATAGAGGACTTGGATTCGTTAAAGCGAGAGATTAACCGTCAATTAAGCAAGACAAACGTTCCGACTGACATTCGGCTTCTGTCCGAGCTAAAGGCGCGTGTTGGCGGTCATATTGACAACCTTGATACTGATTTTGTTACTGCTTATCGAAACGCAGACAAAGCGTATCTGCAAAAAATAGGACTGCCATTTGACGCGGAAACGCTCAAATCCGTAGATCGTAAAAAGTTTGTTGAGCAGATAGCGCCTGCAATTATTGGTAACAAGTCGAACGTCACCGAGTTTGTTAACGCGACGGGGCCGGAGGGCATTGAATTGGTGCGCTCTGCATTCTTAGACAGCTTTACCAATGCGGCGCTAAAAAACAACGTCCTAGACCCAAAAGCAGCGACCAAGTGGCTTAATAAGAACGAAGGCGGAATTTCAATGGTGCCTGGACTGCGCGATGAATTGCAAAGCGCAACGCAGGATGTGCAGCAGTTGATTGCCCAACGCAATAGGCTAAATTCAAATTTTCAGCGAGTAGCTGGAGATCAGATTATAAGCGCCCAAGGTGTAGGTAATGCACAGGATTTGGTAAACAAGATGTATGGCGACATTAAATTTACAAACAAGTTTATGACTCAATACGGCGCAAACAAAGATTCTGTTAACGCTGTTCGGGCTTTTATGCTTGACGATCTTGTAAAATCCAAAGACCCAATAGCGGCACTTGCAGACCGCAACAACGCTGCTGTATTTAATCGCGTGTTTGGCCCAACTTACGCTCAGAAAGTGCAAGACTTTGTGACGGTAATAGACCGTCTAGAAAACAATATAACTAACGTCCAGTTTAAAAGTGGCACAGTTCCAAAAACATCCATTGAGCAATTGACTGGCGTATCCCCTGAAACAATGATTTCGCGCATCTACAATCCAGTGTCCGGTGCGACTTACGCGATTACATCAATGTTTAGCAAGTTTTGGGCTAAGAAATCTTCAGAAGCTACAGAGGAACGACTGAAGGCGCTGTTGCTCAACCCAAGCGATGCCATCAAGGTATTCCAAGCTGTTCAACCAAAAGCATCAGGATTTGACCAAGAAAAGATTAAAGGTGCCGTTGACGTAGGGCTTAAATACGGCATTCAGTGGGTTCAAGATGCTGCGAGAGATTTTGCAACTGGAGCCGTTCGCGGTGCTGTTCAAGAACCGCAAGAGTAGTCATAAAAAGAGTAAAGCAATAATAACCGAAAGCATTTTTGATGATTAACAAAATGATAAAACCACTGCTTTTTCTATTGGCAATGTTTGCCTCGACAGCCAGCTTCGCGCAGGGACTCACCATCTGCAACGGAGAGTTTGCCCTGTGCGCTGCCTCGACCTGCAAGCCGACTGGCAAGACGATCACCGGGAATAACGGTGTGGCATACCCAGAGGTCGTTTGCCGCTGCCCTATTCTGAAGGGCAAGAATATTGCAGACACTGCTATGGGGAACATGAAGGGAACGTGTGCGCCTACGGACAGCGATCATGTGTGGTCAACCTTCTGGCCTAAGATGGTCTATCCGCAAGAGGCAAGTAACTTCAGCCACAAGCCCAAAGATATGAAGGTCGTTATTCAGGCTTGCCCGGCCAGCATCCAGCAGGGTGCTAGGGCCAGCAATTGCTTTAGCTGGAACTGCAAGCGTGGGCCGGATGGGATTGCGAATTGTTACTGCCCGTCAGGTCAGGTTCCTGCCAGCACAGCGTTTTTGACTGAGGCAGGGCAAGGCGACCCTAAGGCGTGCTATAAACACCCAGTTTCTTTGCCGTATAAACCAGAGGGTGCTAAGTAAAAATGGAAAATCAGCAAGTAATAAATATGTTTCTCGGCATTGGCATGACTGTAGTTGGCTGGTTTGCCAGAGAACTGTGGGCTGCGGTCAAGGAACTAAAGGCCGACCTTGCAAAGCTGCGCGAGGACTTGCCAAAAGACTACGTATCAAGAGATGACTATAAAGATGACATTCGAGACATCAAAGGTATGCTGGCAAAGATATTTGAGAAACTTGAAAACAAGGCCGACAAATGAAAAAACTCCTTATGTTGGCTGCTTAATATGGCCGTGAGAAAACCAAAAGTAGCGGTAAAAGCGGTTCAGCAGGAAAGCCCTGTTGACAAGGTTATCGGTTTGATTAAATGGGTGGATAACCCGTTCAAACTGTTTACCGTTTTGGTGATTGCATCATTTGCTTTCGTAGGTTTTTTTGCTTGGGAAAGCAGGGAAGTTTTAAAGTCTGCGATTACGGCTAATGACAAGCTGGCTTCCCTAAAGTCTGATTCTGAGTTAATGGATATATCCAGTGCGCTAATTAAAGAAGCTGGCGGCGAAGTTGTTGTTGTACACCAAGCCAATCTGATGATTAACAAAAGAACTACCGTAATGGCTGTAGACAAGAACGGCAGGAATAAGTCGGTCGAAGGAACTGTCACCAGCATCTTTAACGAAAGCCCCGGCAGGAACAAGGCCGTTGTTGCGATGTTAAGCGGTGAAGTTCTTTGCGAGGACTTCAAGCCTTCCTCAAAAGTGGGCGAGTGGTTTGTGAAGAACGAAGTGACGTTTGTATGCCGAGGCTCTATACCGCCTGAGATTGGCAAATTGGTTGGCTATATCAGTGTTGGTTTCAAGAAAAAGCCTGATGATGTAAATTCAATGAAGGTAATACTTAACCAAGCCGCAGCAAAAATGGTGAAATAAATGGACTGGCTCAAACAGATTGCCCCGACGATTGCCACGGCACTTGGTGGCCCCTTAGCTGGAATGGCCGTGTCCGCCATCTCCAAGGCCATTGGCGTAGACGAGGCCAAGGTGGGCGACCTGATAGCCAATAACAAGCTGTCAGCCGAGCAGATTGCACAGGTCAAGATTGCCGAGATTGAGCTGCAAAAGCAGGCGCAGGAGCTTGGTCTTAACTTTGAGAAACTTGAGGTCGAGGATAGAAAGTCGGCTAGGGAAATGCAGGCCACAACTCGGTCGATGATGCCGCCAATACTGGCAGGGTCAGTCACCATCGGATTTTTTGGCATTATGGGCATGATGTTTTTCAATCAAATTGACAGCAGCAATCCGGCAATCCTGATGATGTTGGGCAGTCTAGGCACCGCCTGGACGGGGATTATTGCGTATTATTTTGGATCGTCGGCTGGCTCACAGGCCAAAACGGATCTACTCTCCAAGGCGGCAAAATGAATTTGACAACACATTTCACCCTTGAAGAACTGACAGCCTCAGAGACTGCCGAACGCAACGGCTGGGATAACACCCCAAACGAGCAGGAACTGGCCAACCTTGTGCGCCTAGCTGAGTTTCTGGAGCAGGTAAAAGAGGTGCTGGCCGGGAAGCCCATTATGATCTCGTCGGGCTTGCGGACAAAAAAAGTTAATGACGCGGTAGGGTCTAAGGACACCAGCCAGCATCGGATCGGCTGCGCTGCGGACTTTAAAGTGCCCGGAATGACTCCAGACGAGGTAGTGAAGGCCATCGTTGCCAGCGGCATTGGCTACGATCAGGTTATCCGGGAATTTGACCGCTGGACGCATATCAGCATACCGAATAGCATCAATTTCAGTCCGAGAAATCAGGCGCTGATTATTGACAAGGCCGGCACTCGGCCTTACGCGTAACTAGCCTTCTACCGAATAGAATCGGGAGGGCGTTTTCCACTCCCTGTCCGGCGCTGGCGTAATCCACGACGGGTCGTGCCAGACCAGCCTGTTGTTGGGATACGAGATCCACGGCCCCGAATCCAGCGCAATAAAATGATGGTTTTTGTGCTGGTCAGGCACTTCACTCCAGCCGGTTTTCATCCAATCTACAGTGAACAGATAATTGCCTTTGCGGATCTGCCCGTCCCGGCCCAGCGCGGTCACCGCGTGCCCCTTCAAAAACGGCAAAGCAACGACCGTAAATTCGTAGCCGTAGCTATCCCACCAGGAGGACTGTTGCAAGGGCAGCGGGTCACAAGGTTTGCTGCAAATCATGTGAATGGGCACTCTTGCCCACTGCGCCCCTGACTCAAGCATTACCTGAAACATTGGCGCCCGCGCTGGCTCGGCGCGAAAAGCAAACACCACCGCTTTTGTAAACTCCTTATGCCCTTTCTGTTCGTCAAACAAAAACTCGTTTCTGACGTAGCAGGGTGTGTAGGGGGTTTCGGCCAATAGTGTCATTTTTTAACAGCTTGAATGATGGCCGAAACGCCCTGCACTTTTTGCCGGTAGCGCCGGATCGTGGCGGCAACGTCCGTGTTTGCGGCATTTGTTGGCACAAAAAGTTTGTTTTCAGTAATGTATATCTTGCGTTCACGCAGGTATGCGATAGCGGCATTGAGTTTATCCATTGTTCTTCTCCTTGAGTTTGGTTTTTTCCCACAGCGCAGGTTTAGGCCCGCGCTGGCTGTATCGTTGCCCTTGCCTGTCTGTTCGCCTTGCCAGAGATTTTTCACGCAGATTACACAGAACCGCGTTTGCGTTTTTCACTGTGATTTTTTCTATTGCTGCAATCTCGCAGACCGTAGCCGGTAGTGCGTTCAGGATGCGCTTAGTACGCGTCATGCCAATACTTTATACACCGCCCATCGCTCACGCCGCAGCTTGGCATTAGCACGCCTGCGCTTGGCCTCTATAAGCATGTTCTCTGCCCGTTGGATGCAGCGCCAGCAGTCAAACTCGTATAGGGTCATGTGTTCTTCTCCTTTAATGCTTGCTGCACTTGCATGATTAACTCCCAACTATCACGCTCATCAACGCGTTCCCATATTACTGTTGCTTCATCATCCGTCAGCCCTACCCACTCACGCCGTTTAAACTCCATGTACTGTTGCAGTTCCAGCAGATGCTTTGCAATATCTTTTATCTGCTGCTCGTGGTTCAGCACCATCGCGTTAAGATTCTCCCGCGTATCAAGTATGTCCATCTCACAACTCCAACCGGTCAATCTGCAACTGTAGTGATACTGCGATAGCCCCGACTCGCGTAGCCAGCGCATTGAT